GGAGCTAAATCTAAAAGAAAATAAGGAGATACTATGCCAAAAGGACTATACGCAAACATACACGCTAAAAGAAAAAGAATTAAAAAAGGTTCTGGCGAAACCATGAGAAAGCCAGGAACTAAAGGCGCACCTAAAGCTAGTGCTTTTAAGAAAGCAGCAAAGACAGCTAAGAAAAAGAAGTGAAGTTTATAATTAACCTTATAGATAGATTTTTAGAACGCTCTTGGCAAAGAAAAGAAGATAGACTAACCAAAAAACAATGAACGACATGGTAGCAATCATAACCGAGCTAGGTTTTCCTATCGCTGCTGCCCTAGGTTTGGGTATGTTTGTGTGGAAGTTAATCAATAGAATTATTGATGGTATGGAAACTAAACTTGACACCCTAGACGACAAACTCAATGGCACTCTTGCCAACCTAGAAGATAGACTAGGCACAAAACTAGACACGCAACATGGTATCTTGGTTGCTCTTATAGATAGAGTTCGTAGTTTAGACAATGAAATAATTAGACAAGATACTATGATTAAAACTATACTTGGTGTACCGCAATTAATTAATAGCGACAAGATTGCAAAGGCAGGTAGAAATGACAAAAGAAAAGATTGATAGAGAAGAAGCAGCCAAAGTAAGAATATTTATTTGGTTGATGTTTATGGGTGTCATTATGTTTACCGCGGTAATTGCACAGCATTTACATTCAGACGAAATGGTACACAAGTTTAAGTCTCCATCATTCTCTGGCATAGGCACATCTGCACATTATCTTACTATTGAGAACCAACAGTTCAATCGGAAGCAAGCTCTAAAGGCAGAGATAAAAGCATTGCAAGACGAAATAGAAAGAGACAAAGAGAACACAACACTAGCTAGATTTATTCGTAACTTAGAGTCAAGAATTTATGCACAACTATCAAGACAGCTGGTAGAAAACCTATTTGGCGAAACTGCTAGTGATAGTGGTGTGCTAGAGTTAGAAGGTAATAGGATAGAGTATAATGTTGTAGACGGAATAATAACTTTAAACATTACAGATTCAGATGGTAACACGACAACTATATCTCTCCCTATCGGTAGCTTTACTTTCTAGCTGTGCGTTAATAGTAGATCCTTTAGAAAACAACTTACCACCATTCCAAAAGATAGAAAAAGCAAAGATAGATTCTCTGCTAGTTCCTGAACTTGCGAACATAAAAACATCTAACAAAAAGAAGCCAGTCGTAGCTATCTACGCAGGTTCTTTTACAGACCAAACAGGACAAAGGCGAAGTAATAGTTCGTACGCAACCTTTTCATCAGCAGTAACCCAGGCACCAGACGCATATCTTATTAGGGCGCTTAAGCACGCGGGTAGTAAATATGATGGTTTCTTTGAAGTGGTAGAGCGAGTGGGTTTAGACCATGTTACCAAAGAGCGTCAAATCATTAGAAGCGCTAGACAACAAAACAAAAACAAACAGAAGCTACCAGATTTATTGTTTGCTGGTTTGATAATGCAAGGTGGCGTGATATCATATGAAAGTAATATAAAGAGTGGTGGCGCAGGTGCTAGATACTTAGGCATTGGAATGTCTAGGCAGTTTAAGCAAGATACTGTAACCATATCTCTTAGAACTGTATCTGGAAGTACAGGTAAAGTGTTACTAGAAGTATGAGTAACCAAAACGATACTAAGTGCATCTATCGATCAAGATATATTTCGTTTTATTACTGACAGCACCGAACTAGTAGAAATAGAGAACGGATTAGTCAGAAACGAGTCAATCAATATAGCACTACAAACAGCAATAGAAACTGCTGTGCTACAAACAATAAGAGAAGGAACAACCAGAGGATATTGGAATATTGATGAACAAAAATGACGCATATGTAGTAAGTTACTACAGCCTATTAGGAGTATTATTTTTTAGCTTAAATGCTTACTCCGCAGACAACGAGATATATGTAGACCAAAGCGGTTCTACAGCTAACATAGATTTAGAACAGTTAGGATCATCTAACATTATTGGTGGTTTAAATTCTGTTGCTGGAACACTAACACCTTTAGATCTTGATGGCATAAACCTTACACTAGACATAAACCAAATAGGTAATACCAATAAGTTTCTTGGAGATATCTATGGAGACAACGTAACAGGATTCTTTGAGTTTGATGGTGATAGCAATACCTTTACTATACAAGGCGACCCAGATAATACTTATGGTATAGATAACTCAAACTACAATGTTGATGTTACTGGTAGTTCTAATACATTTACACTAGACACAGGTACAACAGCTTTAGCATCTGGTCTTGACTTAGATTGGATTATTAACGGCGACAACAACACTTTTGATTTTGATATAAACTATGATGGTGCTACTAACTATGTAGATGTAGATGGGGATAGCAACAACGTAAACTTTACAGGAAGTGGCTATGCAGGAGGATATTTCTACCTTGACCAAACAGGAAACAGCAGAACATTCAATATCATCCAGTCGTCAACTCTCGCTGCTGATTGGTTACAGATTAATTCTACTGGGTCTAACGGGACTGTTTGTGTCGTTCAAAACGATGGCGGAGTCTCAACCAGCTGTTGACGTAGGAAACATATCTGAATTAACAGGTTCTGCTAGTGTTTATAGGGAAAAGCCTTATAATGCCGAGCTAGAATTTGACATCCAACAGAACGATGAAGCTATAACAACTAATGGTCGTATGGCTATTACGTTCTTAGATGATTCAAAAGTAAAATTAACAGAAAACTCGCAGCTGACTATTGATGAATATATTTTTGACCCCAATCCAAGTAAATCTAAAATGGCTATTACCTTTGGTCTTGGTACGGCTAGATTTATTACTGGTAATCTAAATAAGATAGATAAAAACAATATAGACCTTAAAACGCCTACAGCAAACATAGCGATTCGTGGGACTGATTTTACAGTTACAGTTGACGAAACTGGCAGGTCCTTGTTAATACTTTTACCAGATGAATTTGGTATATCTAGTGGCGAGATATTAGTAACAACCGCAATGGGTACAGTAACCCTAAACAAACCTTACCAGGCTACAACTGTAGATGTCTTTGAGAAACCACCAAGCTCGCCAGTAATCTTAGACCTATCACTAGAACTTATAGACAATATGCTTATTGTTAATCCACCTAAAGAAGAGGTGGTCATAGAAGAGTCTATGCAAACCAAAAAGAAGAACATACTAGACTTTGATGGTTTAGATGAGGACTTCTTAGAAGAAGACTTCCTAGACGCAACAAAAGAATTAGAGTTTACAGAGTTAGATATAAACTACCTTGATGTAAACTTCTTAGAGGACTTACTAGATGTCATAGATGCACTGCAAGAAATACAACAAGAGGATCAGTTAGCACAAGATGCCACGTCTACTAATATAGTTGGTACACAGTTAGGCCAAGACTTATCCACACAAATAACATCCTTTATAACAGGGCAAACCCTAACGCTTATGCGTAGTGTTAGTGATACAGCTAGATTAGATATAGACTCTGCTGGTAGCTATACTGTTATCTTTATACAAGACGGAACATCTAACATTATAAAAATAAATGGTGGTACAGGTGGTACTATCAAAATCACTCAAAGTAATTAATGAAGCGACTACTATTCACCATACTTATAATACTAGTGTTGCCTTTGTTATATCAGTCAACACCAACAGAAGTATTAAAGTTAAAGGTGTTTGACTATCTTGTGCCAAAGCAAGATCCTTCTGGTTACTTTACTATCCTTAACATAACTGAAGAAGATATAGACACAGAAGGTGGTTGGCCTATACCTAGGCAAAGGCTAGGAGAAATACACAAAGAAATTATGGATGCTGGCGCTATAGGTGTGGGTTGGGTAGTTAGTTTTCCGCATCCAGACAGATTCGGTGGTGATAAGTTTTTTGCAGACTCCTTCAAACATGGTACATCTATTTTGGCTTCATTTGAATACCCAAATCAAATATACCCAAAAACAGTTGGTACTGTCATCAAAGGTCCTGATGTTGGTGGTATGCTTTCCAAGGGTGTAGTACAGAATACTTACAACCTTAGAACTAACTATATACAAGAAGGTATATCTGCTGCACCCACCGATCTTGACAATCTTGTCAGAAGAATACCCTTGCTACTCAAAACACCAGATGGATATGTAAGTTCTTTTGGTACAGAAGTATTAAAAACCTTGGTAGGTGCAAAAACTTACATTATCACTACAAATGACAATGGTATACAAGAAATAGTAGTTAGAGGATTGCCTCCAATCAAAACAGATAGCCTTGGTCGTAAATGGATTAGTTGGGTTGATACACCACAAACTAATTTACAAGAAATGAATGTTGCAGGTAAGTTTGTATTTCTTGGAATTACAGCACCAGGAATCATGCCACAAATCGCAACTCCATCTGGATTATTAGAGCCACATAAAATTCAAGCAGCATTATCCGAGTCAATTCTTATAGAAAACTCTCCAAGGATTCCAGAATGGTCTTTGGCTGCCGAAATTGTGATTTTTGGAATTTTTGTGTCGTTGACATGGCTTGTAATCCATTATCTCAATATAGTTAAGGGCGTAAGCTTAGTTATAATTTTGCTCTTCACCACGAGCTTCTTAGAAGCTTATAGCGTTCACAAAGGTGTTTTATTGGATTTTACATGGACTTTTATATGTCAGGTCCTAGTTTCTACGATTGCCTTCTATTTAAGCTACAAAAAACAATATAAATTGCGTCAACAAATCAAAAAACAGTTTGAGCATTATCTTGACCCAAGACAAGTTAAAGAATTACAGGATAATCCAGACTTACTAAAACTTGGTGGAGAAAAAAGATACTGCACATTCTTATTCACAGATGTTCGTGGTTTTACATCTTTATCAGAAACTTTAGAACCAGAAGAAGTTACAGAGATTATGAACAAGGCTTTAACAGTCCAAGTCAATGCTGTACAAAAATTAGGCGGTATGACAGACAAGTTTATTGGCGATGCTGGTATGTTTATATTTAACGCGCCATTAGATTTAGAAGATCACGAAAAGAAAGCCGTGCAAGCGGCAATAGATATACGCAAAGGAATGATAGAGGCTGACTTAGGCATAGAGATAGGCATAGGCGTAAATACTGGTTATGCGGTTATAGGAAACATGGGGTCTGATACAAGGTTTGACTACTCTGCTATAGGCGATGCAGTTAACACAGCAGCGCGTTTAGAGTCGGCAACAAAGGAAGCAGGAGTTGACATACTTATTGGCGAGGCTACAATTAAGAAAACACAGAATGGTGTTTTTCACAAAAAAATATACGTCAAAGGAAAAAAGAAACCATTGAAGGTATATACAACAAAAGAGGAACTATAATGCAAAAAGGAAAAGGAACATACGGAACTAAGGTCGGACGCCCACCAGCTAAAAAGAAAAAGAAAGCTATGCCTGTAACACGCAGCAGAGGTACAGGAAGTAGACGAGGTAAATAATGCCTAAAGCAAAACATAAAAAAAAGTCAGGGCCTACACCTAAAAACAAGGCGCTGTACTCTAGAGTCAAAGCAGAGGAAAAAAGGACACTTAACGTCTGGCCTTACGCCTATGGTTCTTCATGGTTGAATCGG